CTGGAATGGTGTCAATAATTCCTGACATCACATTGTAGCCTATTGAATTAGGTGAGAATACTAGTGATGCTGTGCCACGTCCCAGTGACCATGCGTGTCCACCGATTTCGCCACGATATTTGCGGACACGTTCGCCTTGTTTCTCTGCGGCTTTTCCACCAACAAAGAATCCGCTTCCTGCGTCATTATAGTTTGTTACATAGTTGTATAGGGTAGTTGCTTTCAGAGAGTTAACTACATAGTCAGCAGCACTAGCAGTACCTTGTTCTTCTTTTTGTTTTTTGCGTTCTTCTAATGTTTGCCCACCAGGAATGTAGGCGATGGTGTCTTGTACAACATCTGAAAGATAGTTTTGGGTAAGGTCAATACCTGATTGCCCGACAGCAAAGACAAATCGTGAGCCTTCTTTAACAGCAGCACGGATTGGTTCAGGAGTTAACTTGGTTGGGGTGGAGTAAACGTCGTAAGCGAAGTCACGAAGGTCGCCAAAGAATCCACCGCTATACCTACCGCCACTTTCTTCTGGTGGTTGCCACGCTCTGATGCCTGCTCGTGAAGCGGGAACATACCTTCCTACCCGTGACACAACTTCAGGATTTTCTGCCATGTATTGAGCAATTTTGTTGGCGGCTGTAAATGCCGCTTCGGGGTTATCCATCTTGGCAAGCGATAGTTTGACGCCTGCTGGAATCATCGGATATTGACTGTGGATTGTTCCTACACGTTCAGCGACCTGCGGGGTGGCTGTTGCTCTGAGATTGGTGCGTCGGTCCATGTCTCTTGCGATACCTGCCAATATGCCCTGATATTCGGCTGCACCATAACCAGATTGAAACATTATTTATACCTAACGGATTGCTGGGATTTCGTTGATTGCTGCGATGAGATTAGCGAGGTCGTCGTTAGGGAACATTTCGTATAGGACGATTAGTTCGTCAAGGATTTCTCTGCCCGTGTTTACTGCCTGATAAATGCCTGCCTGCATTGCGTTGGGACCTGCGCCGACATTTGCGCCAGCGGTTAACGGTTCTAACGGTGCTTCGGTTGGACGATTGAAAGCACCCATTGACCCTGGAGCCATGCGTGGCACTGAGTCTGTTGGCGGGGCTGCCATTGGGACCGCACGTTGCGCCTCAATCTGTTTTCCTGCTTCGCCGTAGGTTTGTCCTTTGGCTGCTTGTGCTGCAATTTTCTTTGCTGGATTTTGTAAGTCAGTACGATTTGAATACTGTTTAGCCACCGCTTAGTCTCCCTGCTAGTGAAAGAATAGAACCTGGTGTTCCTGGTTGTGCTGCCGCACCTGCTTGTCCGCCTGCCTGCAATGAAGCAAGTAACGCTTGAACTCCGCCTGGTTGTGGACCTGCGGCTGGTTGCTCTGCACCCATTCCTGGCATAGCCAACCCTGGCATGGTTTCTGGTGAACCTGCTGGTGCTTGAGAGGCTTGACGTTCCTGTGCCCGTTTCTGGGTTGCTTCAATAGCGTCAGGTAGAGACATCTTGTTTGTTGCTACCAGTTTTGTTAGGTAAGCAAGGTCTGATGGTTGGTATGGTCCGTTCGGGTCGGCTGCCTGCTGTTGGATGGATGACAACAGTGCGGCTTCCAAACCTTCGGCAACGATTCGGTCTTTTTCCAACTCTGGGTCGGAGATAAGCGGGTCGGCTTCACGGGCTGATTCTTTAGACATGAGACCGACACCGATACGCTGACCGATGCCGACAACAAGACTGTTCACATCTGAACCTGCCGCTGGGTATGAAACATAATGGAGGTCTGTTTCCCATAGTTTGTTGGGAACATAGTCTCGCATTTGGGCGGACGCTTTGCCAGGAATGTAGAACGATTTAGGGTTGCTACCCCAATACGTTTTTTCTATCGCAATAGCAATGCGGTCTTCTTCCATGAGGCTGTTCTCAAAAATTGCTTGTGTTTCTTGAACACGGAAGTCAATCGTTGCAGACAAGATGGATTCACCACGGCGACCTGTACGAATGTTGGAACCCGATTCTCCACCGAACTCTGCGGGGATTGCACCCTCCAGGCGTTCTTGGCGTTCAAGACGGTCAAGGGCAACATCTGTTTTGTAACCTGGGTTGGTTTGCAACTGTTGAATGTCGCCACCTTTAATAACACCCAACTGTCCAATTTTGCCGTCGGCTATCTGGATTATTTCAGGGTTGTCGCCTTGGCGAGCAACAAGATATTCGTCTGGGAAAATGCCTCGCTCAATAGCAATTTCGGTGAGAGCCTGCAAACGTGCCCGTGTGAAGAAAGCGTCCAACATTCCATCAAATTGACCTCGTGGTTGGTCAAGGTTAATTCGTTGCGGAATGACAGCAAGAGGCATACCTGTTTTGTTAGGGATACGTTCCAGTTCAACTATTTCTAGTCCACCGTATCCTCGTTCTTCCCCTCTGGTTTCTTGTCCTAAGACAGCAAGGACAAGTTCGTTTCCACAAACGTATTCCAACAGTTTGAATGTTGTGTCGTAGGAAACTCGCCCAACACGAAGGCGTCCGTCAATCGCACCACCATAGTTGTCGTATAACCATTTGGCGGATTTAGAGAACGTAAAAATCACGTTGTCTGGAACTGGGTTGTCTACATCTTCTGATGGGGCGGCGAAGGTATCTAGCGGGTTACGGATATGCCAGCGTGGGGTAAGAGTTCTGAAGTCTGGTTTGATAACTACGGGTGCGGATGAGTATGCGAGAATGTGGCGGGCACGGCGACGCATTTTCATCTTCATACGGTTCTGGTCCCAGATGGTTAGCATTGCCCGTTTGCGGTCACGGGCTAGGTCTTGGGAGCGTTGCACACCGTCACGGATAGCGGGGAAGTATGGCATCGGCATTGTTGATGCGACACGGGTAGACATCTGCTCTAACCCTTGGGAGACGAGGGAGGCTACTGAGGCTCTTGCGTTGCGGTCTAGTTCGTTGAGGGGAACAATGGTGTCGCCGTTGACATGGTTGCGGATTTCCCGCATTTTGTTCAGGAGTGGTCCTTGTGCGTCTAGGCGTTCTTTGTAAAGTTGGTGGATTTCCTCAACTGTTATCATTCACGTTCTTTCGCAGGGTAGACAGACAGAACAATAATACACATTCTTGGCGCTTAAATCCATGTAGGTCGCCATTGGCGGGGCGGAAGTTTAGGTTGGGACAGGTTCGGCATATTAAGCAACGCCATCCAGAGTGCCATAACGATATCTGTGCCGCTCTTTTTGTCACGGGTCCATTTGGTTAGTTCGTCTACCGCTGCCATTGTTTTCCAGTTGCCTCGCATGGTGGGGAAACGGAGACTGCCTGTGCGTATCACTTGAGGTAGGAGTGCTTCAACACCTAGTTGTTCGTCCAGTTTGTTACGGCTGGTGGTGTGAGGTATGACGTTTACGGTGTGAAGTGATTGCCATTTGCGTACAAAGTCGTGTGCTAGAAGGAATCTTTGGGCGGCGTTAATTTCTACAACCCAATGGGAGATGGGGTAACCCAGTCGCCATGACCTGTTTTGCCATTCTTCCATGATGCCTGAGTATTCTTGGGTGGTTGTGTTGTACCCAAGTAGGTCTTCGGCTGTCAGTTTGGTGCGTTGAACGTCCACAACGTAGTAAAGGTTGGTGTGTGGCTGGTAAAGAATCCACACCAACGCCCAAAACATTGTTGGTGACGGGTCAATAGCGACCATTGAAATCACAGGTGGGGATAAACCTGGGGGTATCTCTCCGTGTTGGCGTTCGTTATCCACACATCCTTGGTAGAGAACTCCGTCTGCGCCCATTCCGCCGATGAGCCAGGTGCGGTCTATCAGGTAGTTGTCTAGGTTTACGTCTTCTTGTTGGTATACGACTCGGAAGATGTCAGGTTTGGTGTACCTAATGTATGACAGGTCTTTCCATGAGAGCCGTTTGGGGTCTAGAAGCGGTCCTTCGGGGTATGGCTTCGCATTGACTGAACGACTTTCTTTACCTGTATCCAGTTCTGGATAGTACGCCTGCCATACGAGATGCCTGTACTTAGTAGATTTCGTGGGTTCAATAGCGGCTTGTTCTTCAGGGCTTGTGATGTCTGAACCGTCGTAGTCTTCGTCAGCGTCGTATGATATTTTTGCAAGGCAATGAGCATAGATGTCTCCAGTTCCGAGTCGCTGCCCGATAACCGCCAACAATCCTCCAGGGTCAACTCGTGCTTCGGCAACATTATCCCAGCGTTCAAGCAACTTATCTCTGGCGACTGATTCTCTGGAGTTGTCTGGGGAGGCAACGTCGTCAAAAAGGCAGAGGTCGGCACGGTGACCGATGAACTCTGATTCAATTCCGTATGCTCGGACGGTTGGTTCTTTGTTGTCCAACCCGTTGCCGTCCAACTGTTCAACAATGAACTCCTCAGCCCGCCATAAAGCGCCTTTATCAGTCGGCTTAAATCTGCCGTAATCAACAGAAAGACATCCTTGGGCATCAACGGCTAGTCCTTTCTTCAATATCTCTGGGTCAAATTGGATTGGTTGTGGTCGTTCTAAGGTTTCTCGGATTCGGCGGGAATACTGTTTAGCCATAGCCTGCGATACTGAACCGATGAGTACACGGATTGCACGGTTGCGGACAATCATCCACACAGCAACATCGTGGAATAGGGTGGATTTTCCTGCACCTGGCGGACAGTTAAGTACAACAAATTCTTTTTCTTCTGACTCCAACAGTTTGACGAGTTCGTATGCGGCTTCTACCTGCCACGGGGACGGGACTCTACCCAGGTAATAGGTGCGAAAGAAGTCAAAGTCTTCTAATCCTCGGCGGGCAGAATCTGTTAAACGGTCTAACGGAACGGCGGGCGGTAATCCTAAAGCGTCGTCTAGGTCTTCTTTGTATTCGTCGTTTTGGGTTCCACCGCTTCGTGCCCGTTGTTTGTCTACTTTGACTTGGGCTTCTTCTCGTTTTGCTTGCGCTAGTTTGGCTTTCTTTACCCAGTTGGAACCTGTGTTGACATGGATACCTGCGATGCGGGAGGCGTCGGTGATGGTCATACCTGACGATATGGCAGCAAAGAATCTTGCTTTGTCTGCGTCTGCCACTCGTCGTTTGGTTCCCATATTGTTAGGTTAGCCTAATATGCGGCTACTGTTAGACGTTGTACCTCTGAACGTAGTTCACGGTTCTCAAGGCGTAGTCGTTCAATTTCGGCAGTGAGTTGGGCAACAGTGTCATCTTGTGTTGCTCGCAGATAGGCGCCACGCATTTCTTCAAAATCCATCAGAATCCTATTTCTCCTTCTATACCTGCTTGGGTTTTCCAATAGTCTATCTCAGTCTGCATCTCTGAAATACGTTTAACTAGTTCGGCTTCCAAAGTACCGATACGGGCACGTTGCATCTCTATCTGTTTCCGTGCCAGATTGAGGTCATTCATTTCTTTTACCGCAGGTAAAACTTTTTTTGTAGCCATTTTCGCCTTCTGTGTTGCTTCAATGATAGTGGGGGTGTATTGTGTTTCCACAATCTAGTTGAGCATGGGCGTACACCTTTTGCATGGTGCGGGCGAGAACACACGGGAACGTGGGTAGATGTTCCCTGCAACCAACAAGTATCCATGACCGTCCTTGCCCTGTTGTGTAAGTGGAACAAGCAGCGTTACGAACGTCATCTCGTACAACTTTTTCGGTGTCGGCTTAATATCTTGGCTACGGCAGTCCGTCCACAAGCATCTGTGGAAAACTGTGGGGGGAGCAATCACACCGCTCTGTGTTCACACCGAACTCGGCAGGGTGTAAAAATAAAAATATAGATTTTTTCTTTTCCCCCTCTGCTGGGTGGTGTAACCCAGTGTTGCAACAAGTCGGCTGAAGGCTCTAGAAGAAGACGCTGAGCGTCACCCAACACCGCAACCGTATAACAACACAAACCCACATTGCAGACCACATCTCCCCAAGAGCAAAAAGACCCAAACCATCTATAGCGAATATACATATATACCGCCCCCCCGTAGCCTCGGCAGACCCCCAGTTCACGCTATAGTAGTCAAGCAGGCTACAATACGGATTGTTACCTCGGTACAAAATCTGACCGAATGTTAGGCACACCTAATACCCGACTAGGTAGGTCACATTTCCAATATATTACCGCCCAGTAACCTACCCTCTAGTAACCCCAGATGTTAGGCACACCTAACGGCGCCTACGTGGTGCTCCTCCTCTCTCGTGGTGTTAGGTTCACCTAATACGAACGTGTGTTCGGTCTGTCTTAGGGCAGGGTTGGATTGTTACGGGGTTACATTTGGTTTGTTGCGTGGTTACATTTTGGGGCGAACGTGTGTTCGTGCGAACGTGTGTTCGGGGTGCTCCGCTCAGATTGCCCTCTACCCGTTGGTAACCTGTCCCCCGCCCCTGTCATACGCTTGACCCCTTTAGAGGGGCTTAGGGGCGATTCTAGGGGCTAGTTTTTGCCCCTTTGTTTGCAAGGGTTTCCGAAGGCGAACAGGTGTTCGTTTGTGACTTTTGTCACATTGGCAAAAAATCCCCCAAATGGGCTTGTAATTGTCTGACGCATCAAGTAGAAATGATGGCAACGGGGAAACGCCCCGCAGACATAGGTGGGATACCAATGAAGACAGAGACAGAGAAGACAACCGAGGCGGGAAATCTCGCCCCCGTAGTGGAGGCTCTCAAGACGATTGAGAAGACACTACGGGAGAGTGTGAAAGAGCAGACAGGGCGAGAGTTGCCCCCTGTAACTTTCGTAATCCAGCGGGACGCTAGGGCGTGGGGACATATCACAATCGCCCCCGCTTGGGCGACACAAGAGGAAGAGTTAGACCTAGATTACGCCTACGCCCCCGTAGCGGTGACTATGGGTCTCGGTCATAAGACAGTAGTCAAAGGTCACCGTGAGGTGATGATTAGCGGAGAGAACCTAGCCGAGGGCGCCTTGCACGTATTCGGGACTCTCGCCCACGAATATGCACACCACTACAACCTAGAGGCAGGCATTAGGGACGTGGACTCTAACGGGCGTCACAACCTCCGATTTAAAGAAACGGCAGAGGGGCTATTCGGTCTCACTATCACCGAGTTTCACAAAGGACATTGGGCGGGGTGGACTAATACGGACGTGGGCGCCGAGTGTGCTAAGCGTTGGCGCTCATCTATCCGACTCTTAGAGGAGGCGATAGACACCTACGCCCCACGACATAGGGCAACGGGCGGGGGCTTTGGCGGGGGCTTTGGCGGGGGCGTGATTCTCCCCCCAATGCCAACGGGACGGGACAAGAACGGTATCCGAGCCACTTGCGGGTGTGGGTTCATCATTAGAACGAGCAGAAAACAACTAGCGGTAGGTTCAACCTGTAAAGGGTGCGGGGAGGATTTCAAGGAGGCATAGAGAGGAAAGGAGGAGGGGGACGAAAGTCCCCCGCCCCTACCGAGAGAGACGGCGAGCCGAGCGAGACGGCGGAGGGGGCTATCGGCAGAGTGCCGAGAACCTAGACAGGACTAGGGACTTAAGACAGGAGGCAAGGCGTGAGCGTAGCAGAATTGGCAAAGGCGATAGGTCAACTAGGCACACTCAATCTAGAGGGGCTTGTAATCCCCGTCAAGGTGCGAGACGTTCGCCAACAGTGGGGACGGGTGGATTATTGGGTTGAGCCTGTCGGCGGTGACGGTCTCAAGTGGGTCAGTGCCGAGCGGGTACGACTTCCCAAGACGGACACCTCTGACCCGTTCGGGTATTAAGACAGGAGATTCTCGGCTATCCCTCCGAGACCCCCGCCCCCTCAAGGGGTAGCACCGTCAGAGGTGCAGGCGGGGACTATGTGACAAAAGTCACATAACAAACTATTGACAAGTGTATGACGCTTGGATTAGTTTGGAATCAGTAAGCAAGACGGGGCAACGGGTCAAGTCTTAAGACAGAAAGGGAAACAAATGTTCAGGACGGTAGAGGAAATTATCAAGGCGAACAGAGAAGCGGGTCACCACTTCTTTAGCCGTAGCACTATGAGATTCTTTAATAGTCTCGTATATGCGGGGGCACTAGAGGACGGGCGCTATTTCATTACGAGCGAGCGCTACGCAGAAGAAGCCCGCCGTTACACGATACGGGTAGCCAATGAGCAAGGGCACGTGGACACCGTAGGAGAGTTTCAACAGTACGCCACACTCACCCAAGCGAAGCGGGCACTCAAGGCACTAGGTCAGGACGTAAGACAGGAGGAAAACAAATGACATACGCAGAGATTTGGACAGCGTTACGAGACGCAGAGCACAAGGCAACGGGTCATAACCTAATGATTTTGCAGGGGCTACGGCTTGACCTTGAGCAGGCGTGGGTAGATAATGCGGAGGCGACAGACATTACTGAGGGGTGGACATTCACCCTTGACCCAAGTCTTACGACAGGAGGAAACAAATGAACTACACGGTGAAAACCTTGTGCCACGATTGCACAGTGGCGAGCGTCTACGGGCTAGAGGCTAGGACTAACGACCCCGCCCACAGTCGGGCGTGGTTGCGGGCTTACACGGAGGCGGGCGAGTTGTTCGGGGTGGAGGAGATACGCCACCAAGACAAAGGCGTAGCACCCTGTCAGCATTGTGGAGGCGACACGAGCGAGGGCGCTTGGGACGTAGTGGTAGACATCAGTATTAAGACAGGAGGAAACAAGTGAACGAGTACCCAACAATTTTAGGCGGGGAGTTCTTAGACGAGAACGCCCTAGCCCGACAGGGTTACACGGAGGAGGAGGTCAGGCGGTTAGCGCTTGACTACCGTCTCTTGTGGGAAATGTGGGACGGGTGTAGCCTTCCCGTTATCCAGCACAAGAAGGCACGAGCCTACCGTATCGCCCAAGACTTAGGACAGGAGGATATGCTCCGTCAAATTGTGCGGGTGAGATTCTTCCGCCGTCTTAATCAGCAATGTATTACTCAGCGATATTGGCAGGGGCAGACACGGCGACCCGCACGGGCTAGACATCACGATTCAATATCGCTCCGTGACAAGTACGTCACAGGACGTAAGACAGGAGGCAACAAGTGAGCGAGGGCATAGACCTATCGTGCGGGTGCGGGAACTATCCACGCCTAGACGGTTTCTT